GCTTCCAATATCTAAACCAGTTTTCCCTTCTACTCTTGCTTCAAATGTTGCCATTAATTTCTTTCTTTATTTTAACCTACCCCCCAAGAGAGAACACATCTTGAGGGGCAGATTACTATTGTTTAACTGTTATGATCTAGTTGCAGTACCAGATACAAAGGTAGCTGCAGTATATGAAACAGCTTCTGTAACATACCAATGAATACCATCGCATACTAAACTGAATCTATCTCCACCTTGTAATGCACCACCACCACCATCGAGTCTTAGGAAGTCATCTGCAACACTAGTATCATGTGTAGCACCATTATCCAAACAGGTACCTATGATATATTCAGCTGTTGAGTCAGTAAAGACCGATATATTCTTTGTAGCTTCAGCATCACTATTTATATCAAGATGAAAATGTACTTCCATCCCTTTATTGTGATAAGCTGAAGGTAGTCTAAAGGTAGCAGTATTAGCACTAACATCTACAAAGTATCTGTTCCCTGCATCTGAAGAAGCTAACACTACTGTTTCAGCTCCAGAGATTTGTGTGCCATCACTAGCTGGTTTTATATGCTTGATTTCGCCAGTTGAATTATCAACAGCATTATCGAACTTATTTTGTCCATATAAAGGATTTGCCATTTATATATCCTCCTTATGTCCAGATAGCGTGAGTTTCAGGACAACACCATTCCATTCCCGCTTCTGTTAATATTTGGTCTACTCTACGATCGACACCTGAGTTCTCTAAAGTCTGAACTCCTACGTAGACTGAAGTATCTCTATTGATACCATTTCCGACCAATGGTCTATAAGAACAATATTTCATATTGATACCAAGCATCTTAACATCAGTTCCATCAAGATGCACGTTACGTGCAACATTCATGTCACCATAAATTGTTGAAATTGTTGTAATATCAATACCAAACACTTTTTTCTTACCTGCTAATGCCATATCAGCTCTTGCCATTGATTTAGATCCATCAAGGTTACTTGTTGGAACTGTTGTTCCTCCACCACCTTGAACTGTACCTAAATTATTAGCAAAGTATCCAGATAATTTATGCAACCAGTTATATGTAGCTGTATTACAGAAGAATACAGTTGAACCAGCATTATTATATCTTGGATCTAGCATAGCTGACAAATCTTCTAAGAATGAATCTTGAGATTTACTAGCATGTGCTAAACTAAATGTATTACCATAAGTTGAAATAAAGTCAACAGCACCTTGTGTAGTATTCACGCCACCAGTAGTAGCTTGAGAACCAAACAATAATGCGTTTTCAATATCCCATTTATGCTCAATTAGTTTTTCTTTCCAGATACGAGCCCACTCATTACCTTCGTACTTTAACACAGTAGCTCTATCAGTGTTATTCATAACTGCTGAAGTTTTGAATATCTGAGTTTGTCCATGTGAAGTACTATAAGGTTGATCAGCCCATGTTTCTGGATAACCAGTACCTACACCAAATGCTGAACCTACAACATAACATTTGTAAGCTTCTAAGTCTTCTTGAGACTTTGCAGCAGTACCAGCAGCCACAGCACCTGTACCTAAAACTCCATTTACATTAGGGTCCATAAACTCTACACTAGAACCTGCAGATTTTACGCAAGTTGCGTTAACAATTGCATAATTTGCAGTATCTAGATCTACAGAATTTACTTTCCATAACTCATAATCAGTTGGAGTTCCACTTGTATCACCAATAGCCATTTTAAGAATTTGGCCTGGTATGAAGAACTTAGGTTGCGTGCCAGTTGTGCCAGCAGCATACTTTACAGTTTGACCTTTTATATTTTGAAGATTACCTTCAAAGTTATAATCAGTGTAAAATTTAAACGAATACACACTTGAACCTGCAGTTGCAGAGTGATCAGTATCTGATTGAGTTGCTGGAAGAGCTCCAGCACTTGCATCAAATGCTGCCATGTATGCATATCGTTTTGTGTAAGACGATCTTTTTTCAGTAAATTTGAAAGTAGGATCATCTGTCGGTTTCTTAGAAACCTGACTCAAAAACCTAAAGAAAGGGTCTTGAGCTAATGCCAATTCTGAAACATAGTTACCAAAATTATACTTTCTACGTAAAGCACCAGTATTAATCGTGGTCTGCGTTCCAGTCAAGGCACTATGGTCTTGATCTGAATATAGGGCGTTACCTATAATATCATTTCTATCCGCCATTTTATCTCCTTAACGATTTTAAAGTTAAGTTCGGATAGGTAATTAAATTTATCTACCCAAACAAGTTATCTACGCTATCGTCAAAGCCCATAATACTTTCAAAGACATTTCGGTCTTCAGATTTTGATACGCCTTGACTATTAGCTCCACTAGCAGATGCAGGCATGTTTCTAACATTCTTCATTTGGTTTAGCATTTCTTTTTGCGTATTTTGAGCAACATTTTGTGCAGCTTTATCCTTGTTCAAGATATAATTGACATCATCTAAAGTCATAGTATGGTTTTGAGCTTGAGTTTTAAACTCCTCAAACTGCTCATCAGTCATATTATTCCTTCTTTTAAAGTCAATTTCTTGAGCTTGTCTATTTTTTGCTACAGCAACTTGATTGGCCCTTACCTGTTCTTGCTCAACTAATTGACCTACTCTTTGTTGAACTAAACCGTCAACGTGAGCATTCATTAATTTAGCACTATCAGAATCAGGGTCTGTCATTGCTTCTTGTTGATCAAAAATGAAATCTTCAGGTAGCTCTAAAGCTTCCTGTATAGATTGTGCAGGTGCACCACCATTTTGAAGATATCCTCGAACATGGTCTACAAGTCCGCTATCATTTTTCATGGCATCGAGGACAGGTACAAACTGTTCAACTTGTTTGTATCTATCTCGCCATTTAACCGCTTCTCTACTGCTATCAGTATATCGTTTTTCCCAGTCTGTGCGATTGTCCGACTGTGCCACATTGTTGGAGCCATTGTCTGTTTGTGCGTGGGTTACCTGTTCAGGGGCCACTTCTTGACTTTGGGTTGCCTCAGTGTCTATTATTCCGCCATTTACTTGGCTTTCAAGATCATTAAAAAAGCCCTCAGAGCCTGAATTTGATTGACTTTCTGCAGCTTCTAACGAATCTGCTTGCATACCAATTTCAGGGTTACCTTGGTTATCTTCCATAATATCTCCTTTTTTATAGTTTATAGTTTATTACTCTTTGGATGTATTTTCCAAACTTTTTCTGTAATTTTCTACATTTCTCATATTTTCGTTACTAGCTGCTTGTACATTTCTATTCATTTCATTATTAACAGCTTGTACATTATTAGCAGCAACATTAGCAAGTAATTTAAGTTTAGCCTCAGTTTCTACATCAGTTTTACCCATACTTGCTTTTACTTGTTCTTTCTTCTTGTTTATTTCAACATCAGCTTGCATAACTTTAGTTTTAATACCAGCTTGAACAAGTTGTCTTTCAAGAGTTTCAATAGTTCCATCCTTATCTTTAACAGCTTCAGATAACTGTTGAATCTGTCCTTGAAGTTGAGAATATAGGGATTTACGTTGAACAATATTCTCTTTGTTCTTTATATCTGTTTCTGCAAGAACTGCTATATCATCTACAACACCCATTTGCATTAACGCTTTTAATTCTTCTAAATAAGCCCATCTATTAACTGGCATTGTAGAGCCAGATACAATTCTAATATCATATTTTAATGAAGATATATCCATAGATTTACCTATAGCTTCACCCATATCATTATAAATAGGTATATTAATTTGTTGATCCTTTCCTTCTTGTATAGCATTAGGTTGTAATATTCTAAATCTTTTATTTGCAGTATAAGTTGCTTGGCAAAACTGAAAAATAGTATCACCTAATCTTTTTAACGCTGGCTCTATACATGTACTCATCCATTGTTTAATTCTTCTTGTACCATACTCATCTAATGCTAACATACCTCTATAAGTTTCAGAAGCTCCTGATTTATCACCCATCATAGAACTATATATACCAGCTAAATATTCCATATCACTTTTACTTTCCTGTACTATTGTAAAGAATGCATTTGATAGTGGTGCTGGTTGAACTGCTGTTGGAGGCGTAACTCCTGGTCTAATAGGGAGTAATGCTCCAGGTGAACTAGAGTATTTTTCCCAAGTTTCAGAATCTATGGAACCTTCTTCATACACCCATCTTAAGGATGAACCTAATGATGCATTATGGACCATAAGTTGATGAGCTTTATTTATTTCTTGTTGTTTTCCAATTAATGGAGCAACTGCACTCATAGGATATGGAGTTCCAGTCCATTTGTAATAAAAAGGTACTACTGGATATTCAGTAATTGTTTCAGGCAATACTGTTTCATTAATAATTTTATCGCCTATACAAACTACCTGTTTTATTCTTGTACTATAAAACTGAACCTTATCTATAATATTTTTTGCAATTTTTTCATTTTTAAGGATTTCTTTAAATTCTTTTTCAGATACTATTATATTTTCAACCTTAGAAGATTCTTGTTGTAATCTACTCATAATTTCTTGTTGTAGAGCTTTTAATTGTTGCTGTATCATATCCTGAGCTTTTTTCATTTCAAGTTTATATCTTTCTGGAAGCATTTTTCCAGCTTGAACTGCAGCTTGCATTTCTTTTTCTTGCTCCATTAATTTAACTTGCATTTCAGCTTGTTGCTCTTTGATAGCTACATCAGCTTGTTGTTTTATAGCTTTTAATTGCTCTTCATTAGGTGGTATTCTATAAAATAAATTTACATAAGAAACCTTTATCTTTTCATATACCTCAAAATATTCACAAATATCTTCCATCTCACCTTCAGCTGTGATACCCATACTTGTCTGCTCTGTTGTATCATTAAAAGAAAATAACTTTTGATCATCATCTCCTAATGCTCTTTCAGAATAAGAACGTTGTTGACCTTCATCACTATTTGCTGCTGATATTTGTCTTTTCTTATCTGGGAATATTTTCATTAAATGACTTTTAGGTAACAGCTTTCTTACCATTATAAATGATGCATCTCTAAAAAGCATATCTCTAGATTTTGGATCTATC